CCGGAATGGCGCGACCCGTCCATTGATGCGGCTACGTGGGACAAGTCGGTTTCGGATGCCGCCGAGGTAGCCCGCGAGTACGCCAAGGAGCCGCAGCCATGACCACGCCCATCGACCGCCTGACCGCGGCGATGGCGCGAGAGCCACACATCGCCAATGTCAACCATGGCGTGTATCGGGACGACCTCGCCGCCGTGCTGGCCGTGGTAGCGGCGGGGCGGGCGCTCACGGACGCCTACGGTTCCACGCCCTCCGAGGAGGCTGACCGGCGCATGGGCGCCGCGTATATGCGGCTCGTGGTGGCCCTCGCCAAGCTGGACCAGCCGTGACATCTATCGACCGCCTCACCGACGAGCTGGCCTACCCGGTGAGGACGCCCGCAGCAGGGCACGACTGGGTTGGCGTCCGTGCCGACGACCTCGCCTTGGTGCTGGCCGTGGTGGAGGCGGCACAGACATACGTGGATGAGTGCGCCGGACTTGGGGATGCGGCTCGCGTCATTCGCACCTTCGACGCACTCGCCGCCGCCCTCGCCGCCATCGAAGGAGCCAAGCCATGACCCACGACTGGATTGACCGTTTCACCTGCGACCGTTGCGGCGTGTGCATCGAACAGTCGCACTCCACCGAGTCATGGCCGCATGGCTGGAAGGAAGTCTCGATGTCCGGCGACAGGGGGAGGCTCCTGTGCCCGGAGTGCGTGACGGTCGTTCGTGACGCGATGAGGAGCAAGCCATGACCGCCGAAGCGCGGGCGCTGAACGCGCTGTGGCGTAACCACCCGCTCACCGCCGTCGAGGACCGCTGGGGCGAGCGTGCCCATCGTATGGCACGGGCGAACCGGGACATGCTGCTGTCATGGGCGGCGACCCAGCCGGACTACCGGCTACGGGACTGTCGCACCATCGGTACGGCGACGCTGGCGTGGATACGAGCGAACGAGCCGACCGCAGCCGCCCCGGACCCCGCCCCGCTGGACCGTATCGCACTCGCAACGGCTATCCGCGATGGCTTCACGCACCTCGACCGTCCGCTGGATGATGGCTTCGAGGTCTATGCGTCCGCGCAGGAGTTAGCTGACGAGATTATCGCGCAGCTCGCCGCCACCGAAGGGAGCAAGCCATGACGATCCCGCAGTGGGAAGCCTGCAAGGTGTGCGGCGGCGACCACTGGACGAAGGACCACGATGATGGATGTCCGGTCTGCGGGCATGAGCATCTCGGTTACAGCGACGAGTCGTGCGTGTCGTGTGGCTGTGACTGGGTGTTCATCAGAGACAACTACGACAAGGGCATGAAGGCGCGTCTCGTCGCCGCCCTCATGCAGCAGCTATGAATGACTTCGTGAGGTCCGTCTGGCTGTTGATCTACACCATGCCGGTGGCGTTGGTGCTGCTTGCGGCGGTGCTTGAATACGTCACGAACCGATGACCGCTTGGTGTACCGTATCGATACACTAATCGGGTCGATGGAGGGCCGCTCATGGGTATCGCGACATTCAGCCCGTTCATCCTTGCAACGCATGTCAAGGACTCGTTGCCTTGTATCGTCGTTGGCTTAGTCGATGGCGGAGATAACGAGTACGCCTACGTGATGGCGGTTGATGGAGACGGTGTAATCGAGTTCTTGCCCCCAGACGCTGTCAGGATCGACTGGCGCTACAACCCAGCTACTGAGCTTTGGAGCGGCGGGGACATCACAAGGGAAGAAGAACTAGGGGACTAGGAGGGATCCGTGGCCGAGTCGAGGAGTCATCAGCGCAAGGAATATCCGATGATCGGGGTCCGGGAGTTCAGGGACACATTCCCGACGATCACCGAAACGGTCAGGGTGATCAGGAGTCGTCGACCATATATCGAGGTGATCGGAACATGGACTCCCAATCCGAAGAGGAGCGATCTTGCCTCCCCGGATGCATCTTCCTCTTGATCTACCTCATCGCGGCGGGAGCATTCGCCGGATTTCTGCTGGCCATCCTGCTTTTCTAGGTCGCTAGGAGCACGATGTGCTGCTAGACTCGCACGGAACAGCACAAGAACTCTTGTCGGTTCGGTATCGACAAACCTCGAATGGACGGGGTGGCCTGCGGCGGGCTACCCCGTCCCTTCTTTTGGGCAAGGAAATGCCGCTGTTCGCGGGACGCAGGTCATCCAACGTACCTGTTGCGCGTTCCGCTGTTCCACCAGACGGGCGGCGCCCTTGGGTCCATTTTCTGGCCTACGGTGGAACCCCACCAAGCGGCAAGTACATCCTACACGTGAGGGATCATCGTGGAACAGTTCGTTCGCGTTCGCAATGAATTCGATGCCCAGCATCAGTTGTCTGGGACTGAACCGGATCGGCCTCGGTGTTTCCGGAACCACGGACATCATTGGGTTGTCGAGATCGAGGTGGGCGGCAAGGAGGATGGTCTGGAGGATCATCTGGCCGAGCTGCTTCAGGAAGCCGCCGACCGTTCGCTCAACGAGATGTTCCCCATGCTGAACACATCGCCCGAGCAGTTGAGCGCCTTGTTCATGGAGCGCCTCTTACTGGCCCATCCGAAGATCGTCATGGTTTCGGTCAGCGATGGACGGCTGACGGGGATCACGCGGAATACGCCACGATGAAGCTCGAAGTCGTCTATATCCCGGTCGATCAACTGGTTCCCAATCCGTGGAACCCGAACAAGATGTCGGACGAGATGCTCCGCAAGGAGATCGACTCCATCAAGGAGTTCGGGTTCGTCGATCCGATCCATTGCCGGGCCATGGATGAGGTCTTCCAGATCATCGATGGCGAGCATCGCTGGATCGGCGCCAAGGCCATCGGCATGGATGAGATCCCGTGCATCGTCTTGACGGTCGATGATGTCGTCGCCGAGCAGCTGACGATCGTCCTCAATGATCTCCGCGGCAAGCCAGATGAAGCCAAACTCGCCGCTCTGGTCCGCGATCTTTCGACTCGACGTTCGATGCTCGATCTGGAGCGGGTGCTGCCGTACAAGCGCGAGAAGCTCGCCGAGATGATCGCCGAGCGCAAGGCTGATTTCGACTGGGACGCGCTCAAGCGTCCCAAGATCGAGGAGAAGCCAGAGGTTGCGCAATGGGTGGAGCGGATCTACCGTCTGCCGATAGACGCCGCGCAGGTGATCGATGGGGCAATCTCCAAGGTCAAGGAAGACGGCGTGAACGATGACTGGAAGGCGCTAGAGCTGATCTGCGCTGACTTCATGGCAGGAGCTTGATGGCAACCAAGAACGACTACATCAGCCTCAAGAACCAATACGTTCAGGGCGTGATGTCGATCCGTGAGCTTTGTCGACAGAACAACATCACGACATGGTCCCCCGTCAACGTCCGCGCCAACCGGGAGGGGTGGGAGGCGCTTCGTTCCGAGTTCAATCGACAGGTCGAGAACAAGTCGCTGGAGCATCTAGCCCAGAAGCGCGCCCAGAAGATCGCCGAGATCCAGCTGGACTCGCTCGAAGTCATCCATGCGGGCATCCTCAAGATGGCCGAGGACATGGACGCCGAGGAGGACTACGAGATCGCCGGGCAGATCAAGCGACGCAAGGTCATGCGGATGCACCCACGTGATCTCGCTATCCTGATCGACAAGTTCCAGAGCCTGATCGGTCAGCCACAGCAGATCAACGAAAGCCGTACGCTTGGTATCGAGGTTCTGACGCAGGCCGACCCATCCGTACTGAGGGATCTACTTGGAGCACTTCGATCCAGAGAGCCTGTCGCCATTGGACCGGGAGCAGCTTCGGGGGCTCATTCTTCGGACGCTCGCGCCAGCTGATATCTATGCGTACGGCGAGTACGTTTTCGGTTACGAGGCCGAACCACACCATCGCGCCATGGTCGACTTCATCGATGAATGCATCGAGAAGCGACATAACGGGGTCGTACTCATGCCTCGCGGGTCGGCGAAAACCACGTGGGGCAACACGATCAAGGTCTCGCATCATGTCAGCCGCCACAAGGACATTCGTATCGGGCTGATCTCCAACACGGCCAAGCAGTCCAACGACTTCTCCCGGGCGATCCGCTACACCCTTGAGGCCAATACCCAACAACACGAGTTGTTCGGCAATCTGCGATCGGCCCAGAAGTGGACGGATGTCGAGTGGTTGCGGGCTGACTCTCGGTGGGCTGGCAGCAAAGACGTGACGCTCTATTCGGCCGGGGCCGGTGGAGCCATCATCTCAAAGCGGTTCGACATCATCCTGTGCGATGACATCCTCGACGAAGAGAACACGGCGACTCCTGAAGCCCGGGAGAAGGTCGAGAACTGGTTCTGGAAGACGCTCAGGCCGTGCCTCGTGCCCGGTGGCGTCATCATCGTGCTTGGCACCCGGTGGGCCGAAGACGATCTCTACCAGCATCTGATCGACCCGGTCGAGAAAGGCGGGCGCGGCTGGCCCACCATGACCGTCAAGGCGATCCAGACGGACGAGAACGATGATGAGTTCTCGTATTGGCCGTCCTACTGGCCGCTCCCGAACCTATACGAAGAGCGGCTGATGATGGGCACGGCCCTATTCAGTTGCTCCTACCAGAACGACATCAGCGGATTGATGTCGGGCAACATCTTCCTCAAGCGCAACTTCCAGTATTTCAATCAGCTCCCGGAGGGCCGGTCGTTCATCATTCGGATGGGCATCGACCTTGCCTCCTCGGAACGCGAGCGGGCCGACTATACGTCTCGGACCATCACGGCCGAGGACAGCGAGAACGGCGATTTCTACGTGTTGTCGGTTTACCGGGATCGCCGCGAAACAGGTCACGCCGAGTTCATCAATGACGGGCACATGGCCTACCCGGCGATGGGCTTGGTCATCTGCGAGAACAACCAGTTTCAGTCGACGCTGATCCAAGAGGTTCTGCGCGACTACCCGCGGATCCCGATCGAGGGACGTAAGTCGGATACCGACAAGGTGACTCGTGCCCGGGCGGTTGCCGCCAAGTACGAAGGTCACAAGGTATTTCATCACTCCTCGCTCGAAGACTCGGATTTCGAGCGCGAGCTGCTCAGCTTCCCAAAGGGCCATGACGACATGATCGACTCGCTCGGTTTCAGCATGGATCTCGGCGGTGGCGGCTTCTTCTTCGGGTCGTTACGGAGGTGAGTACATGCCGCTAGTGTTTCCGGGGTCGACCCGGAAGAAGAAAGATGAGCAACTGGACCCAAACGAGCTGGTCTTTCGAGACGGAAAGCGAGTCGTAGTGCCGTATCTGGCAGATCTCATGTCGAACCTAGACACTGTCAGGTATACCTACGCTGACGCGGTGGAACAGGTGAATGGCAGGCTGGCCAAGGATTTCGCCAACGCGGCGTTCGATGGCATCGTGCGTACGCATATGGCGGGTGACCAATGAGTCGCATCGCTGAGTTCTTCACGAACTCGTTCAAGACCAGCCCCAAGAACATCCCATCCGATAGCGCAGCGTCCGTTGTCTCCAATCAGGGAGCGTCGTGGACGCTGGGGACCAAGGGCCGGGTCGGTCGGCCCAGAGCCAAGATGTATCGACGTTGGGCCGAGGGCTCCGAGTGGATCAATGCCGCCGTCAACGTGCGCAAGGCACAGGTCAGCCAAAGCGAATGGGACATCGTCAAGTTCGATCCAACCCTGCCCGACCCGAGTGAGAAGCTCAGGACTCAGATCAAGAACCAGTTCATCCTGCCCAGCCCATCGGCCAACTCGTTTCGCTCGTTCATCGAGCCGATCATCGAGGACATCCTCGTTCTGGATGCTGGCGTGATCGAGAAGGAGCGTTCCTACCGAGGCGACATCGTTTACCTGCATCCCGTCGATGGAGCGACGATCCGAGTCAACGCCTACTGGGACGGATCGGATCCGGACGAGACCCGGTACTACTGGTATCCCGACCAGTACGAGCGCGGCAAGTTCAAGAATGCAGACATGGTCTACATGATGGAGCACCCCTCAACGTATCGAGTCGTGGGGCTGTCCAAGCTGGAAGTGCTCAAGAATACGATCGATGCCGAGCTGAACGGACACGCCTACAACAACAGGCAGGTGACGAATGCAGCTCCAGACGGAATGCTTGATCTGGGCGAGGGAGCCCGGTCGGAGCAGATCGATGCCTTCAAGTCCTACTGGCAAGGCGAGGTCGCAGGGCGCGGCGCGATGGCCTTCGTTGGTGGATCAAAGAATGCCAAGTTCATCCCGTTTCGGACATCTAACCGGGACATGCAGTTCCTCGAATGGCAGCTCTATCTCGTTCGGAAGATCTGTGCTGTCTTCGGACTCTCGCCTATGGACCTTGGCCTCACGGCCGATATCAACCGAGCCACCGCAGACGTGCAGGCCGAGCAGACGGAGGATCGCGGCCTTCGGCCTTTGCTGGGTCTCATTCAGGAGTACCTCACGCGAGAGATCGTGTGGGATCCGACGTACGGTGGACCGGACAATAATCTAGCCTTCAGGTTCACTAGACTGAACCTGAAGGAAAGTCTGTCGCGTGCTCAGATCAATCAGCGTGCTCTCGCGGGCGTTAGCTGGAAAACGATCAATGAAGCGCGACTCGAAGATGGCCGGGAACCGATGCCCGGCTCCCTATACGACTCGTTGATGGTCATCACGCCGACCGGAGCTGTGCTGCTTGACGACGTCCCGACCGCCCGGGAAGTCATGGACAGCAAGCAGCGACCCGATCCGGCTGGACCTCCGGCGGGTGGTTCATCCAAGCCTCCGACGGGTGGAAAGCCATCCTCGGGCAATACCAAGAAGGAGTCCTAATGGCTGCCTCTCTCAGCCTTCGCGTCTACACGGGCGCGGGGGCAACCGAGTCAGCGGTGGTAACGGGCATCGATCTTGAGAGTGCCGACAACGCGACGAATACGCTTGCCAACCGGCAGGCCAACCCGATCACGGTCGCTACGAACAGCTACGAGAAGTGGCTGAAGCTCAAGATCGACACCGCTCCCGCCAATGGCGTGACCAACTTCAAGATCTGGGGTGATGGTGGAGTCGATACGTCGACCACGCTGGCGTTCACGTCGCAATACGTGACCTTCCAGCAGGCCAGCACGGTCACTACCACGATCGGCAATGCCAACTTCGTGACGTACACGGCTGGCAACAAGGCAACGTGGGACACCGTGTCCTACAGCGCCACGGCTGCCACGACCAAGTTCGTGCTGTTCCAGCTTCAGGTCGCCGCTACGGCGAACCCGGGGAACTGGACACAGGAAACAATTTCGTATAGTTACGACGAAACGTGATATTCCTATGACGAGACATTCATGGTATACTCCGCGTAGGAGGTGCTGTGAATGGCTCGTCATAGGGGTGGGATCGTTTCGGTCGACCCAGAGGTTCTTCGACGTCAGTACGTCATAGAGCGGATGTCCAGTTATGAGCTGGCTCCGCTCTATGGCGTCAGCCCAAAGCATGTACGAACGTGGCTTCGGCAGTTCGGTATCCCCGCCCGTGGCCCGAAAGAGAACAAGACCCCCGTCGCGCGAGGTGGCTCGCATTCGTGGGGAGCGCAGATCACTGAGGGGCTTCTTTCCAGCTCGATTGTCGGGAAGGGGAACGCGGGCAAGCGTGGCCCGGATGCTCCGAACTGGAAGGGTGGAAAGAAGGTCGCAAAGAATGGCCGAGTGAGTCTTTGGGACTCAGAAGCCAAGCGATACTTTCCCCGGGCAGTGGTTGTATGGCGTGAGGCGCATGGAGGGGAACAAGTGGGCTCCGGGTTTGTGATCCATCATATCGATGGAGACCCGGAGAACGATGTTCCCGAGAACCTTATTCGCCTGAGCGTCAAGGAACACATGATGTTGCATCGACGTCGCGAGCGCGAGTACATCGAGGTTCTTCAACAGATCATTCTTGATCTTGGTGGGAGCTTTCCGCCGATGCATCTCATTGACTAGGAGGGATCTGTGTCTATCCTCGTGCTTTGCCCCTCTCGTGGCCGTCCGCAGAATGCCTTCGAGGCGATGGACTCATTCAACCTGACGAAGAGCAGATCTGACACCAAGATCCTGTTTCTCGTGGACTCGGATGATCCGACGCGACACCAATATCCATACAGCAGCACGCTGATCCTCGACCCTCCACCGGGCTGCATGAACAACGCCATGACGATCGCCGTCAAGCGCGACTCGGTGTTGTCCGATTTCTCGGTCTTTGGGTTCATCGGGGATGACCATCGCTTCCGGACCCCACGCTGGGATGAGGCGATCAGTGCGGCCCTCGCATCCGAGAAGGGCATCGTCTATTGCGACGATCTCTACCAGCGCGAGAGTCTGCCCACGATGTGGTTCCTATCACGGGAGATCGTCAACGTCTTCGGGATGGGACACCCGGAGTTGCGGCACCTGTGGATCGACAACTACTGGCTGACGCTTGGCGAGGCTGCCGACTGCATCTACTACATGCCGGACCTCGTCATCGAGCACATGCACCCGTACGCGGGCAAAGGCGAGATGGACGCAGGCTACGAGCGAGCCAACTCCGGCCAGATGATCGACCACGATCGTGGCGTCTTTGAAAGGTGGCAGGCCAACTCGCTGGCGGCTGATGCAGAAACGCTGCGGCGCATCGTCGGATGAAGGTGCTCATCCTCTCGGATTGGGAGGACACGGGCGGGGTCGGGATCGCGCTCAAGCAGGCGTTAGATAGGTACTCCGACTGGGAGGCCCGGTTCGTTCGGCGCCACGACAACTACATCCGGTACCCGTCTGACATCACGTGGGACCTCGACAAGCCCAAGCCATCCGGTCTGGACGATCTATTCCGGGAAGCTGACGTTATCCACGTTATGGAGCGGTGGTCGGCCGTCACGCCGTTTGATGGCTGGCGGGACAAG